AGTATTGCTTCTGCTACTATAGGAATTGCTGGATCATCTATAAATCCAAGTTCTATAGCATTCAGCACAACAGGTAGGGCATATACAAGTGCTCCAATTGTGGCGATTACCACATCTACTGGACAGGATGCACCAACACAACATGCCACTGGTATTGCTACTATTCATCCTATTACTGGTATTATTACAGCAGTTTCATTTGACCCTGCTGATGCTTGGGCAGTTGGAACTTCAGCAACTATTGGAGCAGGATATACTGTTGCTCCCAATATTGCTTTTGGGTCACCATCACCTGTTCAAGCAACTGCAACTGCAACAATTTCAATTGGTGGTTCAGTAACAAGTCTTGCTATTGGAAATAGTGGATTTGGATATATTTCAGCACCAACAGTCACAATATCAGCACCAGCAGGTGTAACAACACAATTTACTGCAACTGGTATTGCAACCATTAGATTTAATTCAATTTCCACCACAGGAACACTTTCAACTACATCCACATCAATTACTGGTATTACTACAACAGGTATAATTATTGGAGATAGAGTCAGACTTGCTGTAGGACATGATAGTCATTATAACTTTGTACCAGTAGATACTTTTGTAAGTGGCATTGGTGCTGGATCAATATCACTCAATCAAGCATCAACAAATGTTGGTATTGCAACATCAGTTTTTGAGATTGGTATTGATCAATGTGGCATTGTAACTGGAATAAATCTTACATTTGGTGGTGGTGGTTATACATCACCACCAACAGTTACTATATCAAATGATTCTAGATTTAAAAATTATGTTGATCAAATATCTGGTGTAACCACAGCAGTTGGTGTGGCAAATACAAATGCTGCTGGTGTTGTTACAAGTATCACAATCACAAATAGTGGTAGTCAATATGTGTTAACACCAACTATTACAATTTCTGAACCTGTGTCAACAAGCACTGGATCATTTATATTCAATGAAGTTGTAACTGGTGCAAGTTCTGGAACCACTGCAAGAGTTAAGTCATATGATGCTGAGAACAATATTCTTGAAGTATCCATTGTTGATGGAACATTTACACCAGGTGAAACAATAGTTGGTAGCGAATCTGGTGCTAGACATTCAATGAAATCTCAAGATAAGTTTGATACTATTGATCCATTTGCTGACAACGACAACATTGAAATTAGAGCAGATGAAATCATTGACTTCAGTAAAACTAATCCCTTTGGGATGCCTTGATAAATAAAGAAAAAGTAGCAATAAAATGTTTGAGCATTTTTACAATGAGATCTTTAGATCTGTAATTATAGCATTTGGTTCTCTCTTTAATGGAATTGAGATTCATAAAAAGGATGCCAATGATGATACTTTTAGTATCATCAAAGTTCCACTTGCATATGGACCTACTCAAAAGTTTTTAGCAAGACTTGAGCAGCAACCAGATTTAAATAAACCAGTTCAAATGACTCTCCCAAGAATGTCATTTGAATTTATTGATCTTCAATATGATCCTATAAGAAAAGCAACTCAAACACAAGCATTTCATCCTGTAACTGATTCAGGAACAAAGACAAAAAAAGTTTTTATGCCTGTCCCATATAATATGGGTTTTGAACTTTCAATAATGACAAAGTTGAATGATGATGCTTTGCAGATTATAGAGCAAATTTTACCTTATTTCCAACCATCTTACACACTTCCAATTAAACTTCTTGGTGATCTTAGAGAAGTTGTAAATGTTCCAGTTCAACTTGAAAATGTAACAATGGAAGATGATTATGAAGGTAATTTTGACACTAGAAGAGTACTTGTTTACACCCTGAGATTTACTGCAAAGACAAATCTATATGGACCAATTAGTGATGTTTCAAGTGATGTAATCAAAAAAGTACAAGTTGGATATGTATCTGGACAAAGAACTTCTTCTGGTCAAGCATATACTAGAGATGTTTCATATAGTGTTGTACCAAGAGCAACCAAGAATTATACTGGAAATGTAGTCACAGAACTTGCTGAAGATGTTGATACCACTGAGACTGTAATCAGTGTTGGTGATGGTTCAAAAGTCACTGTTAAGCAATACATCACACTTGGTGATGAGGAACTGTTTGTCGAATCCATTGATGGCAATAAACTGACTGTTAAGAGAGGACAAGATAAAACAACTCCAAGTAACCATGTATTAGGAGCAGATGTCTCTCAAATTGTAGCAGCTGATTCTGGTTTCATTGATATTGGTGATAACTTTGGTTTTGATGGTGGAATGTTATGACAGATGATAGTATCATAGACATTACACCAGGTAAGGAAAAACCTGCTCATCTTACCAAGAATGATGTAGAAAAGGATTATGAATATACAAGGGGCAATCTATACTCTATTATTGAAAAGGGTCAAGAAGCAATTAATGGTATTCTAGAACTTGCCCAAGAAAGTGAGATGCCAAGAGCATATGAAGTTGCTGGTCAGTTGATTAAGAATGTTGCTGATGCTACTGATAAACTAATGACCCTTCAACAGAAGTTAAAGGATGTAGAAGAAGAAAAAGTTAGTAAAGGTCCAACAACAGTTAATAATGCTTTATTTGTTGGGTCAACTGCAGAACTACAAAAATTATTGAAGAATAATACTGATAAATAATACATCAGGGAGAGAAATCCCAAAGTTTATACTAATAGAATGTCTAAAAAAGAGGATTTGCCGTCAATAAATGATTATCTAGAGGATAATGAACTGCCCTCTTACAAGAATTTTATTGAAGAAGAGAAAGAATTACCATCAGTAGAAGAATATAAGACTTATCCTTTAGAAGAGGACCAAACAATTGAAGATGCAAATGGAAACACATTTGCAGAGGTTATTGACGTTGTAAAAGCACCTGAATGGCAAGAATTAGTTAAATTAGTTAATGATGTAAGAAAACAAATACCTGAAATACCTGAAATTAAGTCATATGATGATGAAATTGGTCAGATAAGTGAAAAAATTGCAGAAATTCAAGAAAATTTCTCTCAGTATGATCTAAAAAGTGATAAAATTTATGATCTAAGGGCAAAAAATGAAGAATTTGAGGTAAAATTAACTGAAATTGAGCAAAAAATACCTGAAGTACCAGAGGTTAGGTACTATGAAGGTGATATTGAGTTAATTTATGGTAAAATATCAAGAATTAAGGAAGAAATTGAGTCTCTTCCTGAGGTAAAATACTACGAAAATGATCTTGATGTCTTAAAATCAAGAATTGAAGAGGTCAACAACAATATACCAACCTTTCCCAAGTGGGTTAATGAGGTAAATGAGGTCCCAGACTTTTCATGGATTGGAAAAACCTTTGGTGTTATAGATGATGACTTTAAAAAAGTAGAAAGTCACTTTGATTTAATTAAAGATACCATTGATTCAAGAGTTTCTGAATTAGTTGAAACTATTGAAGTCAAGGATTTTGAGCAAAAAGTTGATTTTAAAGATTTTAAGAATGTATATTCAGAATCTAAGGACAAAATTTATAAAGAACTTAAAGAAATCACTCTAAGGATTTATGACCATAAGCATGAATTTAAAGATGATGACAGAAAACTAAAAAAAGCACTCTTAGGTGAGCAAAATAAGTTAAAACAAACTCTTGAGACAGAAATCAAGAGGATTAATAAGGAGAGTGTAAAGACAGATGAGACAATTCTCTCATATTTTACTAATTTAAAAGAAGAGGTAAGTAAAAAGTTTGATTCTCTTCCAGAGATTAAAGATTATGACAATGAGATTGACTCACTTAGACAAGATGTAAAATTTGTCAAGGTAAGTGTTAAAAGTTGTCTTGAAGATATTAAAAAAATATCTGCAGATATAAAAAAAGCACAAGTTGACCTTACTGAGGGTCTGCTTAATGAACCACCTAGTGAAAAAGAGACTGCTGGAGGACAAACTGATCCATTAACACCAATGGATCAAAAGTTTGCAACCCTTGATGACCTGTCAAAACACTACAGGTTGTTTATAAACAGGGTACAAACTCAACTTTCCACTATGGGTGGTGGTGGAGCAGGATTCATCAAAGACCTTGATGATGTTACTTTTGATCAGACCACAGGAACAAATAAATTATTAATTTATGATGGTACTAAGTGGGTTGGTATTGCTAGCACAGCAATTCAAGGTTCTGTAGGTGCTGCTGGAACTTGGGCAGTAACCTCTGTTGGTATTCACACCACTAAAAATGTTGGTATTGCTACTACAGCAAGAAGTAATTTTGCTTTATATGTAGAAGGCAATACATTTATTGATGGGAATATCAGTGTTGGTGGAACAATCACCTATGAAGATGTAAAAAATGTTGACTCTCTTGGCATTGTTACAGCAAGGTCTGGTATTAGGATTGGAACTGGAGGAACAGTAGGTCCTGTAGGGTCTGGTATTGTCACATATTTTGGTGAT